CGCTTCGAGGACGAGTTGGGCGAGTGGATGCTTATGCTCCTGCAAGAACAGCTTCGTGAAGGACGGTGCGCCTTTTTCGGTCTTTGGATAGTCAACCCCGACCTTATCGAACGCTTTAGCGAGGGATTGAGCCGCCCAGATTTCAACATTGGCCCCGGCCATATCTTTGATTTGTTTGATGACGCCCTTTTCCCGCTTGAGGATTTGGTCCCGGGTGCGCTCAAGCCGGTTGGCATCGATACGGACGCCCCGCATAGTCATATCCACGAGGCATGGGAGCAGGTCAAGCTCGAGATTAGCAATCGGCCAGAGGTCTTCCTTGCCCAACAAAACAGAAAAGCAGGACCACAACTCGAGAGTAAGTTCAGCATCGACTTGAGCGTAGGGGCCCACATGCATGGCAGGCATTTTCCACATCTCAGCCTTCGGATCGATTCCAAATTGACGGGCGGCCTCGACTAACGCTTTCTCTGATTTAGTTTTGTTTAAGTAATCGTAGGCTAACGAGTTCAAGGTATAGCTAAAGCGGTTCTCATCTAGCAGGGAGGCGATCAGCATAGTATCGATGATGCGGCCGTTGACCGTGAACCCCATTCGTTTAATCCAACCCAAATCATATTGTGCGTTGTGCATAATCTTCTCTGCGGGGCACTCGAATACTTTCTTTAGCCACTTGTTAACGATGCGCTCATCGAGGTTACCTCCGCCTTGGTGACGGATAGGGATGTAACCAGACCAGTTCTCTACTGCAATAGCGTAACCGACTACTTCGCCGTCGCCGGTAGACCATCCGGGCCCGTTAGTCTTTAGGTTAGGGTCGCGGGTCTCGACATCTATTGCGATTCGCACGGCACCTGTTAGGTCTGGAAGTTCCGTTGGTGGTATCCACTCGGTCTTGGGTGTAAACATAGCCATTTGTAAACTCATTAATCTTTCCTTGGGTCGTCGTTCATGGAGTACCGCAAATACCAAACGGCTTTCTGCTTGTCTTGCTCGGAGTTGTCGTTCTTCCGGTTCATGCGCCATACATACTTAAACGCGGCAATCTCGGCGTAGGTGTTCACGTTGTCTCTCCCGAAAGCCGCGACCATTGCGTCGATGCACTCTATCTCGGAGTCCGCGTAATGACTAGGCTGTGAGACCATGTCCCGGCCGTCCTCTTCCAACCCTAAGTTTATACTGCGTTCCCAGTGCTCTTCATCGCCATCATTTTTTGTTAACGCCACTGACCAATGCTCTTTCATATCAAATCGTCCTCTTCTTGCAAATCTTCTAAGCTTGCTTTTGAATAAAATGCCGGGGTTTCGTCCCCAACCCATGCGCCGAGCACGTTAAACTCGAAAAACTCTACGGCCTCGTCGTAAGTCATACCGTCGCGGTAGACTAAAATCTCCAACACTTTGTCAGTGTCATACAAAATCACAGGTACCTGACCGCACCGCTGAACTATGCCCATAATCGCGGCATTGTAGCCGTCTGCTTTTAACATAACTTTCTCCTTATAGGTCGTAACTTCTGCTAACGTCTTCGGGCTCTACGATAAACAAGCTGTGCTTGGTTCGCGTGACGCCCACATAGAAAACCCGATGCATGTCGTCGGGGTTATCGGCCATCTCTTTATCGGCCGCCGGACTCAGGTCCGTGAACAATACAACGTTATCCGCCTCACCACCCTTTGACCCGTGGATCGTGGACACTGTAATGCGGGGCTCGCCATTAAACTTTTCACCGCGGCGTAACATTGCAATAATATACGCCCGATCTTTCTCGGGCATTTTATCTAGGGCCTCGTGCCATATCAGGTCGCCGTTGATCAATAGCCCGTGGTTTCTTTGCAGATCCGCAAGGTTCGCGAAATCTTGGTCCTCGAGTCCCGGGATCTTCTTAAAGCCCCTCGTAACGTGGAGCTTGATCGACATGAAGCTGTATATTGTTCGAGCCACCTCTCCGCTGACTTCACCGCCCTTGCGCAGTTGTTCCCATCCATTTACCGCAGTGCTTATACGCTCTGATATGGACCGGTGGCCGCGGTATGTGAAAAGGTATCCATTGGCACGTAAGTCGTCCGCAACGGGCTGTAAAAGGTATCCTGCTTGCGCTAGGACTAACCACGAACCATCCGCCATATCAACTGACGCTATGGTAGATATTCGGGACACGACGCCCTCTTCCGTTCGGGGCTCATACTTCTTAGGGAACCGGCGGTGTATGCGTTTTACCACGCCTTCTGCGATGTGATGCACGGAGCGCGGTACGCGATAAGATTGCGACAGTGTCTCGGAACCCCCGGGTAAGTTTATAAATTGATCTACATCTGCACCGGCCCATCGGTAGATGGCTTGGTCGTCATCCCCTGCGCAGTACATGCGCTCGGACTTTGTGTCGAGCATATGCGCGATATCCCACTGAAGAGGTGACAAATCCTGCGCTTCATCTAGGAAGGTTAACTTAAAGTTGGGACAGCACCGTTCGCCTTGTTCTGCGAATACGGCGAGCATGTCAGTAAAGTCATAAAGCCCAAAGCGTTCCTTGTACTCACGTAAGACTCTATCCACATAATTAACAAGGTTCCACGACTCCTCTAACCGGCTGACGTTGTACTGGTCGCGTAGCGGGACCTTACGTAACCGCGCTAAGTTAATGACACCAAGGACGGGGTCGCTTGATTTAGTAACGCTGGGTAAGTCATCGTCAAAATTAGACACTTTAGAGCCATTGAGACTGACGCCGGTGACCTTAGACAGTTCGCGGTAGTTCTCATCCTGCATAACCTGATCGCCACGAATGTCTGACATGGTCAGGGCCAAGCTGTGAAGTGTACGAAAATTGCAAAGGTCATGCTTGGGGTCGAGGTTAAAGCGTTCCGCGGCACGTTCTCGAGCCTCGGTAGCGGCTTTCTTAGTAAAGGCTAGGAAAGCGATATCCATGGGCTGTGTGCCAGACTCCAACGCTTTGTCTACCATGTTCAACAGTGTGGTGGTCTTACCTGTCCCGGGAGGACCGAATATTCTATACATTGTCTTTGATATTTTGCACTATCTGACGGATGCGCTCTCGTGTCACGCCGTAGCGCAATCCGATGGCGGCAAGGGTCATTTTCTCTACGGTACGTAAGCGGTAAATCTCAGCATTTCGTTCTTTAAAACATTTCATTAGAATGGAGCCTCATTTTGTCCACCAAAACTTGGTGTAGTTATGTCGATATCGGCTGAAGCGAAAGCGGGGACTGCCCACACTCGCACGGCCCGACCCTTGATTTTTAACACGGTGCTTTCACCATTTATGTCGCGCAACCTTTGAGCAATTTTATGACTCTTGTAGGCAAACCACTTGTTCTTCGCTAAGAAGCTCTCAAAGTCTCGGAGTCTGAAATAAGTCACGTTGGTATCTTCGTCCGTCCAAGGGCGGCGAAGCAATATCTCTTCTTTGTCCTGCGCCTGTTGTAAAAATCTACAAAACTCTTCGAGATAGTCATAAAACTGTCCGGCAATACTAGCGTCTACTGCGACCTCGATGATGGCCGACTCGTTCTCTTTCATATCGGTCAGAAGCGTACTGATGCGACTTTCCCACGTCTGCTTTTGCACCGACCGGGGCATGAAGTTCAACTGCTCCATACAGGACTTTTGAAATACAGGCTGACTCATCAAGCCCTCCGTATCTAACTCCAAAGGCTCGCCGTTGACATCCATAAACCAGACCGGTGGGGTACTATCGTATTTGCGCAAGTTAGCAATAGACGCGCCTTGTATGGCCGCTCCGACCCCGTATTTCCGGGTCCGGCAGAGCTCTTTGTTACAGTAAGAGTTGATCGGGGCATCGTTACACTTGTAGGCATACTCCTTCCGGTGCAACTGCTTGGCGACGAGGTTAACCTCGTTCAACGGTAGGGGTGGATCTAAATATTGCATGTTGTATGTCAGTATCTCAGCTTCCCACGAGTCGGGATAAGCCTTACGCAGATAGACGCCAATATTGAATAACCCGTTGTTCCGGCCACCCTCAGATATCGTGTTACCGCAGAGTATCTGCAAGCACGGTGGGCCGTCGGCCATGAGAGAGGTCTTCCCCTTTTCAGCCATGACCTGTAGAGCCTGTACCTGCTCTAAGGTTTGCGCATATTTCTCATGTAGCTCAAAAAATTCTTCGATAGTTCCAGAGGTTCCGTCGTCACGAATGGCGTATCGTAGGCCCTCTTCGGAATTGAAATACGGGAGATTTAAAAAGTTACCTACATCACCCCGGTCGAGGTGTAGCTTGATTTGCTTGGGAAATATTTCACTCTCGCCATATCCCAGTGCCGCACTCATGCACTGTAAAGCTTTCTGCATGTCTTTGGCTTGAATCCAGTCTTTCGTGAATAAGAAACAGTGTGCCCCACCGGACTTAGATCGACAGACGACCAAGGGCAGACTCAACTTTCTTATTTTTTCTATGAGTACCTTATGGTCGAGGGGGTATTGATCAACATCGATGCATCCCCACTTCGAGTTGTTGTCTTCATTGATCGGGATAATCCCAATCCCGTTTTTACCTTTTAGGTGGTTCTCCCAAAGGAGCATGGTCCGGGGTTCGCGTACTAATCTTGCCTTACCCTTTGTTTTGCCGTTCGGACCGGTATTTTCTATCTTAAACGTTCCGTATGCTTCTTGCAGTCCGTCAAAGATGGTCATGAACTTTTCAATAACAATCATTATTATCCCTTCATTTCCTGAAATGGTAAAAAAGGGCGACACTTGCCGCCCCTTGCCGTACAAAACCTCTTAGAAAACAGAACTATCCTCGGGGTTCGCTTCGTCCTCGCCGTGTTTAACGACAACATTACCGGCAGTAATGCTTTCAGCAAATTCCTTACAACGAATGTAAGTAGCTTTTTCAGCAACAGGGCTCACACGGCTCATTTCCCAACCATGCCAACTACCCTTGCTATTTTCTTCCTTGTTCGTTTTTAGCAGATAAATGTGACTAAAACGAGGCGGCGTGAAAGGCCCATTCTTCCCTTGCATCTGCACCGACTGCATCATCGAGTTCCACTTGCGTGACTTTTTAAGCTGAGTGGATTTCATAGCTATCAACGCGGTTTCAGCCGAGCCGTCGTCGTTTAACACAACAACAAAGTGCTGATGCGTCTCTTCGATGTAATCGCCGCTTCCGCCGACGACATATTCTTTGTTGTCGTCGGGACTACGCTCAGTCTTCGGCCGCTCTTGAGTCGGCTCGTAGATCGCAATCGGAGCCGAGCTACCTTCGCCGCGAGGAGACCACTGAATAAAACGACGTTGGTAGGCACACGGAATAACCTTGATGCCTTCTGCGCCCTTGTACAGCGCGTTGGTTACAGTGTTGAGGATGTCGCCTTTTCGGGCAGTGTCCATTTCGTCCAAGACCGGATCATTCCCGGACAACACCTTGAGAAAGGGCAATGCTAAATCTTCTTGCCCCATGTTATCCATGCCAACACCTGCGTCCTCTTCAAATAAGGAAGACACGTCCATAGATAGTTCTTTGCTTTTGGCTTCCGCCACTGCTTTTGAATCTGCCATTACATTTTACCCTTTTTAATTGTAGCTCTTTGCCCAACCCATGCCCCAAATAACTCCATTGGGAACTCTTCACCCGCTTCTACACGTTCTTTTACAAATGCCCGCAAGGTCTGCGGATGCACTTCAGTCTTCTGCTCGGCATAAAAGCCTTCCTTTTCTGCAAAAGATGCGAAGGCACTCGCTTGGTCGTCTTCACCACGACCGAACTGACACGCAACCGTGTTCTTGATGATGTCGTCATAACCTTTTTCACGTAGCCATTCAAAGGCTTGTGGACGGTTATCGACGAGGATTGAGGCTCCGTAAGTGGATTTCACTATGATTTCGGAACCATCATCTAGTGAAAATTTAGAAATGCCAATCTCTGCAAGCATGGCGGGCATCTCTTCATCCGTGAGTTTTAAAAGGTCTTTCTTTTGCGCCTTGAGTTCTTCTTCAAGATGCGAGATAGTAGCCTCCTTCCCACGGATAGCTCGAGCCAGTCCGGCCACAGAATTGAGGCCCTCCTGATCAAGTTTCTCTACAGATGTCGCAAGATCGTTTTCAAAATCTTCCTCCATCATATGTAACACATCGCTCATCGCGTTTACTCCTTCGTTGTTTAAGACACCGGTTGGGTCTTGACAATGCTATATATTATCTTATACTCGTAAACTGTCAAGAGGAATCTAACTAAATGCTAAAAATAAACGAATTCAAGTTTAAAACCGAACCTTTCACCCATCAAATGCAAGCCCTGTCTGATTCGTGGGACAAGGACTACTATGCTCTATTGATGGAAATGGGCACAGGAAAGACAAAAGTAGCGCTGGATACGATATCGATGCTGTACGAAGATAACAAAATCAACGCTTGCTTGGTGGTCGCCCCTAAAGGTGTCTATGACAACTGGATTCGCGGTGAAATACCTACTCATGTTCCGGATCGTATAGAACGTACCGTACTGCGGTGGATACCCAGTACGTCAAAGAAGTATCAAACTGAACTGAAAGATTTCATCAATGACGACGACGGCAGTCTAAAGATCTTTGTCATGAATACCGAGGCGTTCTCGACACCGAGGGCCGCGAACATTGCGTATCAATTCTTGAAGGCCAACCCGGATAACATGGTGATTGTAGATGAATCGACTACGATAAAGAACCGTAAAGCCGCTCGCACCAAAAACATTATTGGGATGAACAAGATAAGCAAGTATCGCCGCATCCTCACTGGAAGTCCGATCACAAAGTCCCCGATGGATCTGTTTAGCCAGTGCTTGTTTCTCAACGCGAAGGCTCTGGACTTCAACAGTTTCTTCGCCTTTCAAAGCAGGTACTCTATTGTCCAACGCCGAATCATGGGGCAGCGTAGCTTTCAAGAGATTACGGGGTATCGTCGTCTTGACGAGCTCAATGTTAAGTTAGACCGGTTCAGCAACCGTGTACTCAAAGTAGACTGCCTAGACTTGCCCGAGAAGTTATACATACGTAGAGACGTGCAACTGACCCCGGAGCAAATCCGCGTCTATAATCAAATGCAAAAGTTAGCACTCGCCAAGCTAGAAAGCGGCGAGTTGGCGACTACAGCCAGTGTTCTGACGCAGATTATGCGCTTGCAACAGATCTGTTGTGGTTTCTTACAACCCGATGACGGCGAGATAGAGTTACTTCCTAGCCGGAGATTGGACGAGCTCCTCGAAATCACCGAAGAATTGCAAGGTAAGGCTATTATCTGGGCGTCTTACACCCATGACATCAAGCAGATCGCCAAGGCGTTAGGCGAGCGTTTTGGGCCAAACTCGGTTGCCACCTACTACGGTGCCACGGAGCAAGATGAGCGGCAGAACATTGTAGAAGAGTTTCAAAAGGTCGATTCAGAACTACGTTTCTTTATCGGACAGCCCAAGACCGGCGGATACGGCATAACCTTGACCGCCGCAAACACCGTTGTGTATTTTAGTAACAGTTATGACTTGGAAATACGCTTACAGTCCGAGGACCGGGCGCATCGGATAGGGCAGAAGAAAGCGGTGACGTATATAGACTTAGTGTCTCCCGGGACCATTGATGAAAAGATACTAGCAGCGTTGCGCGGCAAGATAGACCTCGCGGGGCAGGTTCTCGGGGAAAACACCAAAGACTGGTTAACCTAAGATTTTTTAGTTTTCTTTAAGGTCTTTTCTAATGTTTTTGCTTGTTTAGCATGCATTCGAGAAGCGTTCTTCAGTTCTTTGATCATTTTTTTAGTTTGATCTTTGCTAAGGTCTGTCATATTAAACTCCGGCATTATAAATTAAGTTAAAAATCTGAAATATGGCCCAACCCATGCAAAGAATTAAGATGCTCTGTAGGGTTCCCCAAAAGAACGCTTTGCGGCGGCGGGCTTGTGCAAACACTGTCCTCTCTCTTGTTTCCTTAATCTTTCTGCGAAGATCCACAAGCTCTTTGTAGCCGTTGATGCCGTAAGTATACATCAACAGTTCTCTTAGCTGCTTTTCTTGCTCTGCGGCTTTCTTCCGGGCTCCGTAAATTTGCATAGCCTCCTGCTCAACTGACGACCCCATAACAATTTTTTTAAATAAGGGCGGGTTTTCAGCTA